TGATGTAACTACGTTAACCATGCCGTTTGATGGAGTTTCTTTATCACGACTAATTAGCCCTAAGCCTTCACCACTGCCAAACACAATAGTGTTATCAAAAGTGGAGATTGGAGTATTGATAGGACCTGAACCACCAAATGGAATAATTAAATCGCCATTCCATGCACCACCCACATTTCGGATGTATCGCTCATTAGCATTAGTCGTGTTGAAAAAACCAGAATCAGTATAAACTAAGTCGCTAGTAGGGATAGGCTCTACATATACTATACGGTTTGCCACTGCATCACTAGAGTCACATGCAAAGTATACGTAGTTTTCACTTGTAAATTCTATTTCATCAGCAACTATCGTAAAGAGACTAGCAACAATATCAACAACCGTACCATCATCCTTAATCACACTCACGCCACCATCAGTCGCTACAGCAATCGTAGGGATAGGCAGACCTGTTGCAGGGTCGATAGGTGCGTTAGGGAGAACTGTCATGGCTACATCGTTGACATAAGCACTAACAATATAGTCTTCTGAAACAGTACCTACAAGATAAAAAACCTGAGTCGCCCGACCTGTTATAGGCTCTAGCCCAATCCTACTAGTTTGTGAACTGTTAGTATACAGTCTCATTGTATCCTTAATAAAATCAGCTTCTCCCACTCCATATCCAACACTAGAGCCTCTATTTTCGGCTCTTAATAACTTACCGTTTAAAGCTGTAACAGCCTTTATAGAGTTGGTTGTACTAATAAAACCTGCATCCCTAGAGGGGAAAACCATCCACATCGGCATACTAGGGTCATCACCGTCATAAATAGTAACCTTGCCCGCCTCAGCAACAATCACAGCAACAGCAGGGAACTCTTTACGGCTACCACGAGTCGCTGTGTTTAATGTTTCGTTATACCATGAAGTGCCTTGTGTACGTTGACGCCATGCACCACCATCAGAGTCTTTGCTTGTGTCGTATACGAATACGTCAACTGCTGATACTGCTTTGGTTTGTGCAATAGCTGTTAAGTCTTGGTAGGCTACAGCAGATGCCGCAGACTGACTATACGTGTACGCTTGGTCTTTGAAACCCTCGGCTTCGTTGCGATAACCTAATGTTAGGTCTTTGTTTACATCTGTGTCTACTACTGCCTGACTAACAGCATTGATATCACCATAGATAGCTAAGGCATTCTCATAGCTACTCTGTGACGCTGTAGCGCTCTGTGAAGCACTTGTGGCACTGGCTGCTGCATTGGTTTCACTGGTTGATGCGTTAGACGCACTAACCGCACTAGCTGCTGCTTCTTGTGCATAAGTGTTTGCTTGGTCTTTATATGTTAAAGCGTTATCTCTATAACCCTCTGCTAAATCTCTTGCTTGTTCAGCTCCTAACTTGGCTGCCTCAGCTAATCCCTTGGCAGTCTCAGAGCCTACCTTAGCTGTTTCAGATAAATCTTTTGCTGACTGTGCTTGGCTTGTTAGTAAAGATATCGTAGTAACTGAACTAGATGCGTCATCCGCTGCTAATTCCGCTTCATCTCTAGCATCTTCAGCTAGTATTCGTGATGCATTTGCATCATTTGCGTCTTGAGATGCTCCACTTGCCAAAGCTGTAACCGAGCTTGCTGCTGACTGTGCTAAGACCTTGGCTGCCTCTGAGCCAGTTCTAGCGCTTTCGGATGCACCTTGAGCTATTACGGCTAAATCTTTAGCCACCACCGCAGCGTCTTTTGCATCTATCGCTTGTTGTGCTGAACCTGCCGTGCTAGCCGCTGCTGATACTGATACATTCTTTGCCGTTACAGCTTCATCTTTAGCTGTGTTTGCTAGATCTTTGTATTCAAGTGCCAAACCAGCCTGAGTCTGTGCGCTACCTGCTGATGTGGATGCGTTATTAGCGTAACCTAATGCGTCACTCTCTGCTTGCTCTGCGAGTGCCTTAGCGGACTCTGCTGCTATTTGAGCTGCTTGGGCTGCTGTTACACTACCTGTGATACTTGAGGCGCTTGTGGATGCTTCCTGAGCGCTAGAGCTAGCTGCTACTTGTGATGCTTGAGCAAGTACCTTAGCATCATTAGCTAAAACAGCACTGGCTTGGGCTTCTGCCTCTGCTGCTTCTGCGTCAATCTTTGCTTGTAATGCTTGCTCTGTGTAACCTTGAATATTCTCTAGGTCATCACCACTAGCCATACCAGCTTCTTGTTGCCATGATGTAGACATTATTTAATCCTCATTTTTAATGGAGTGCCTGAGTATTTGCCAGCCTGTGACTCTTGATTCAGTGACATTATAGCGCTTTCTTTTAGCCCTGCCCACAGTGTGGCTCGTTCATCATCTTTCAAGTATGGAGCTGTATGAAGTAATGCGCTGTATAAGTAGACATCTGGGTAATCGTTAAGAATCCAGTTAGTGTCACTATCTTGAGCCAGTTCAGGTGTCCTAGCTCGATATACCATTGTTAGATTATAGGCCTGACTTGGTACTGGGTAGAACTCAAACTCACCAGCATTAATGGTATACATGCTTGGTTTTCCATTAGACGGATATCTTAGCTTTTGTCTTGATAGTTCTGCAATTGGAGTGAATAAGATTGGTGAGCCATCATCTAGATACATATTAATAGTCTCTATCCAGTCTGATGGTACTGTTTCATGCGACTCATCAAGTGATAATGTCACTCGCTTTTCCTGCTTCCAGTGCTTTACCTTGCGAGCTATATCAGCCTCGGCTAGCATTATGAAGTTAGGGATAACTGATGCTAAATCTTGACGATTAAGTGTATCTGCTATCATGTTTTTAAGCTGTAAGTAGGTCATGCTATGCCTTTCAGGTTTCTTCTAATCGGTTTACCCCAGCCATTGTTAGGGGTGTACCCTACTGCTAGGTATCTAAACGCATCTGCGCTGTGTGATGTCCAGTCATGTAATGGATTACCACGCCAGCTTTTGTTCTTATCATCCCACTCTCTGCGATATTGTCTTAGTGATTCAATACCACTTTCGCACTTCTCTTTGTCAAACCAGCATCTTGGTATCATAGCTCGCACTTGTTGGATACCATCCTCTACTCTGGTCATCGGGCAAACTTTGATATTGTTTAACCCCATAGAGCCTAGAACTTCCAGTCGACTCTTGCCTGTACCAAGCTCTTTTACTTTAACATCGTGCGGTAGAATGTGTTGCTCATAATTATACCCTTTACCGCTCAAAATTGATACATAATGAGATAAATCATAACCACTGGCCTCATAGTGATCTATTACTCTTATCTCTTTACCTACGAATTGAGCAAACCATATTGCTGTGGAGTCATCTATACCTAAATCCCATGCAGTGATAACACTTGCATTACTATCATATGGTACAGATACTATCTGCTCCTCGACTGAGCGCATCTCACGGCCATAGTAAGCACCATCAACGTGAATTAGGAAATCACCATCCCAGATATGCCTATAAGTATCTGGCCTACTTTTAGCATCAGATACTCGCTCATAGTCTAAAACTTTTGGGAAATACGGATTATCACGCCAGTTCATCTCTACGATTTTAGCGTCATCTGGTGGGCTTTCTCTGAATCTTTTATGAGTAGCTGACTGCTTGGATTCTGGATTCCATGTTACCCATATCTCTGAGTTATCCTCACGCACTGTAGGTATTAACTTTCTGTATGCTTCTTCACTGACATTCTCAGCTTCATCTATCCAGCATAGTAATACACGTGACTTTGACTTGATTGAGTCTAGATTTCTTCTTAGACCTGCAAATGAATAGCTCACACGTCCATTCTTAGACCTTATGTAGTTCTCACCTATCTCATAGTATTCATTAAGCCAATCAACCTCTCTAATCGCTTGTTTGATTTCTTCCATAGATGAATCAGAAAGTGAGTTGAGATGTTCACGAGCGCATAAGATTACACCAGTCTTTCCTTGCTCTGCGTCCTGATAGCCACGAACAGCAGTCATTAGTGCAAACGTCCTAGTCTTAGCTGAACCACGACCACCATAAGCTCCACGATATCTCGATTCACCTGTGAATACTGGTACCAGCTTATCAGGTATCTGGAGTTTGGCTTTCACTGCTTACACCCTCTAGTATGATATGAGTGGGCTTCATTGATCCATCGCTGCTCGTGACATCTTGCTGAACCTTATCACTGTAATCATGCTTAGATAATACTAGCTTAGTAATCATACTATTGAAGTCACCTGATAGGCCACCTGATAGCAGTTTTCGCTCTTGCGTGTTGTTTAGCACCTTGAGCATGTTGGAAAACTCAGGATGTTTGCTTGCCCATTCATATAAAGTGGACTTATTCACGTCTAAGTAACAAGCCATTCCTGCTGCACTTGGTATTAAATCCCCTAGTTGCTCATAGGTTTGTACATAGACTTTTGCGTTAGTTAGCATTTCATCATTGTATTTTGTAGGTCGCATTACACGGTGCCTCCTTTAGTTAATCCTATTTACTGCTATGTCGTAGTATTCTTTGTCTAGCTCAATCCCGATAAAGTCCCTGTTTAGGTTTTTACATGCCACGCCTGTAGTGCCACTTCCCATTGTAAAATCTAAAACGGTTTCACCCTCGTTAGTGTAGGTCTTGATTAGGTATTCCATTAAGGCTACTGGTTTTTGTGTTTGGTGCAAGCCGTCAATGCTAGGAAACTTAATTATATTTCTAGGATAGTTTGTTAATGTTTGTCTAGTGGTTTTTGAGCATTCGCCATAATTACCCCTATTTGTGCGTGAAACCATTTTATCCGTCTTTGTTACTCCTTGAGGTATATATGTGCATTGTTTTGAATAAAAAACAACTATATCTTCATAGGTCTTTAAAGGTTGCCTTTTTGAGTTTAGGTGTCCTGTTGGTTTACTTTTTTTCCATACCCAACAATATTTAAACATCTTCATATTGCTTGCAATTAGCGTTGTGGTAAACGGTTGACTTGCTGTCATTACTATTGCGCCATTAGGTTTAATAATACGCTTTAACTGCTCCCACATCGGCTCTAGTGGAATAATTGAGTCCCATTTGCAAGCGGTTGTACCGTAAGGTGGATCAGTCAATATCATATCAACCCAACCATCTGGAATATCTTTCATCACTTCGAGGCAATCGCCATTAATTAACATCATTCATCCAGTCCTGCATCTTTTCGTTGTATCGCTCAAACCTAGCCTTGGCAAGTTTATACGCTTGCCTGTCTTGTAAGGATGGCTCTCTAGTTGCATTATATTCTTCTATAACCAACCTATCAAACCTCATTTGCTCCTTGCCTCTGTAGTTACCAGATGGATATGATGGTCTACTGGTTTTCTCTGGCTTATAGTCAGGGTATATCTCAGCAAGTGGAATCCTAAGCTCTCTAGCTACATCATTCTGATTCACACCACAAACAAAGCAGTATGCGATATACGCCCCATCTTTAGTATGTGTTACCTTTAGGTTTCTATCCTTGCCTTGGTGAACTGGGCAGCTTGCTCGCCACACATCGGCACCTGCTTTACGTACATTATCTAAATAATCTATCATATTATACCTTATTGCGTCCTTTAGCGTAACGTATTTGTTTATACTTAGCAAACCTGACTGCCTCATCACAAGGGATTAATGATGGCTCTGGTTTTTTATTAGGGAATACTCCGAACTTTTCCTTATATGCGTAATAAGCCCAGCCTTTACTGTATCCCTTGTCTAGACCTATCTTTAACATACCTGCATAAAAGTCCATCTTTTGATCCATCGTGTACTTGTCTATCTTCTCAAGCATCTCAGGCGTTGTCTCTATCGCCTCTTGGATTGGATACTCATACCCACAAACACATCGCAAACCTTTCATAATAGATGAGCATTTGGGGCATTCTTTCGGGGTTGATTCTTTCTTTTCTTTTTTAAGTAGCGACTTCTCGTTGTAATTAGCCTCACCGTCATCTAGCGACTCTGGCACCACTTCCTCAGGAAACATGCCATGTCTTTGAATGTTGCCAGCATGGTCTAGATATATTGCTTTAGTCTTACCCTCAGCAAGTCTTAGTATTCTACCCCATCTTTGAATCCATAAAATCTTAGAGCTAGTAGGGTAGCAATCAATCATAGCCTGTACTTTTGGGCTGTCGTATCCAACTGATAGCAACATACTGCATGACAATATTAGGAACTCACCTTTTTCATGCGCCCTGTATATGAACTCTCTGTCCTCATCTTCCATGTATCCGTCTATGTGAACCGCAGATATGCCCTCTTTATTAAACATCTCAACAAGATACTTAGAGTGCTTAATGCTAGGACTGAATGCTATTGTCATCATTCCGTCAGCGTGTTTGCGCCAGTTCTTGATGATGTCACCAGTCATCACTTTGTCATCCTCTATCGCCTTGCCTAGCGATTTTGGGTCAAAGTCTGTGCCACCTGTGGATAGTGAGCGTCTTTTAATGCCTTTAACGTCAACCGATGAACCTGCATAATAATCAACTGGTGTAAGATAACCCTGAGACATTAACTCCTCAGACGTGATTGGCACTACCAAGTCTTGATATGCTTTACCTAATCCTTTGCTGAATGGCGTACCAGACAGCCCAATGAAAGGAACATTTGAGTATCTATCCATCATGTATTGAATCGCCTTGTAGTGAGTGTGGCACTCATCTATTATGCAGAATTCAAACTCTGGCATCCTGATTTTCATGCGTCTTGCTAGCGTCTGAATAGATGCTATTTGTATCATCGCTCTGGGATTGTATCGCTCGTTATGTGACTGAATAACACCGATTTCTATACCTGCATTGTCAAATGCTTCAATCGACTGCTTGATAAGCTTAACCCTGTCACACACAAACATCACCCTACGACCTTTGGCCACTGCA